AGGGCAGAGCGCCCGATTCTTTTCTAACCGAACAAATCGCCTGGGCGCGCACCGCGGATTACGCGATCTTCGAGCGCAACGCGATGGTCGGCACCGCCGACATCTACAACAAAGTTTTCCTAGAGCTCGGGCCATATTCGGATGTATTTCACCGCATAGCAGTGATGCTCGAGGTGCAGCGCGTGCTCGCCGGCTTCGAGTCGAGCTGGATCTTCTCTGAGGGAGTCGATACCTCGCGACTTGGCGACGACACACCGGAAAATTCAGAGGCCGGCGTGTTTCAGGTCTCGTACGATGCGCGCGACAATAGAGCCGATCTGGTTGCACTGCTGAGCAGAGCCAACATCGACAACGGTATTGCGTTTCAGCAGGCGATGAAATTCAACCACCCGTTAGCCTTTGAATTTTCTGCGCGACTCATGCGCGGCAACACGATGCACAACGGGCCGCTGCGCAAAGGCGACGAGCGCCTCAAGATTCGATCCAGCCTCCGCGGCCAGGAGCACTCCATTTACCCGTGGTTGTCGCGCCCGGCCGTCGCCGAGTACCAAACATTTCTCGTCGGGGTGTGATGAATCACACCGCGCGATTGCTCACCTGGTTCCTCATCAACTTCGCGCAAACCGTTCCCCTGGCCAACATCGACAACGCCCTTCACTCCGAGCTCGTCCGCCGGGCCCGGTATGCGATACGTTTCGGCATCCACGCGCCCGACAGGTTCGACGTGAGATACGCGCTGCTCATCATCGCGATCGGAGCGATCCTGCTACTTCTCGGCTTTCTCGCTCTATAGATCTAAGTTTCTATGTCCGAGCATGAGCACAAACTTGAAGGCGGCTGGTGTAGCGAGTGCGGTGCTGTTTACGATTACGAGAACGGCTTCGTCGAGTTTCAGCACACTTCCAATCCGATCCTCGGCACGTCCGCGAAACTGTTCCTGGAACGGCTTGAAGAAATTGCCGCTACTGAAGAGCGGAATCGCGAATTGAATCGGCTACTTGATCACCCGATCGCGAGCTAAATCCCAGCCGCGTGGTCCGGCAGTTGCCGGACTTTTACGCAGCCTTTGGCTCTTTTACGCGGCGTTGACTCGTCCGCGCGGGGAAAGGTGAGCACCGCTACTAAAGCTTGGGCGTTGGATACGCTGGAAGAAAGCTGCGTGCGCGAAGGCGAAGAGGCTTCTGTTTCAGTGTCGATGAAAGCCACCGATGCAAAAGCGATCGTGACCGCGGCCGAGCGCGGCGAATCCTTCAGAGTGATCGAGATAATGAAACGGCAGACCTGGTGGCCGGACCTGAGCTTCTACGTCCGCCGCAACGGTTCAAGGGGCTGGTGATGCGATCCTGATTACGCCCTCGCGCGCTGAGCTGCGCGCGAAAAGTTAGGGAAACTTCACCCAGGATCGCGCGCCGCCTGGGAAGCCGTTAGGTAAACTTCACCCAAAAATGGTGTTCACGAACTGTTAACTTCTCAGCGAAAACGATGCGCTTTCATTGGTGCTCGGGGCGGGACTTGAACCCGATTTTTGGGAGCGATTAGATTCGGGATTTTGTCTGGCCGTGTCGGTTTTCAGAGCGAGATCGCGCCGGCACCCGAAATCACAAAACAAACACGCGCAAAGAAATGGATCTTTGAGTGTTCACTTTTTGTTAACTTTGGCTTCCTTCGAATAATCGAATCGCTCGCCAAATCTCGTGATGGCGTCGGCGGCGTTCGATAGCTTCGAGCCGCATTTGTAGCTCGTGCTTGTATTCGGGACTGGCGCGGCGTTCGGCGCGCAGCTTCATTCGCTCTTCAAAACTAAGCTTCGTCCAGTCGACCGGCTTCATCGAAATGCGATGCCTAGTGGCATCTGCATAACTTTTCGGCTGCCGGCGAGATCGTGTTCGTCGGGAAGTACTGCCCACCATTTTTTCGCCATGGCGGCGGGCTGGGGATGATAGTAAAAGCGGCGGTTCACTTGCTCGCTGTTGCCCATTTCTTCTTTGAGCCTGGCCATGTCTTTGTGGAGCGATTGCCAGTAGCTGGCGTAACTGTGACGGAGACCATCCGGGATCCAACCGAATCCGAGGAGCTCGCCGAGGCGACCTGTCTCGCGATCGGGGCGATCGTACACGCAGACCGGGCCGGTTTCGCCGCGGTGATGGCCGCACCAGGCGAGAAGAGTTTCGTTCATCGCGATGTAGCGATCGCGTCCAGTTTTTGAAATCAACGCGGCGATCCGGATCTGGTGTTCGTCCCACAGGAAATCGGTCCACATCAATTTGCGGCGTTCGCCGGTTTTTTTGCTGATGTGCGGTCTGCCTGCTTCTTCCGGACGAATGCCAGCGAACGCCTGGCAGCAAATCCAATCGATCCATTCGGGAGAAATGTGCTCGAGTATCACGCGCAGCTGCGCGGGCGTGTAGATCCGCGGCGCGCCGTGCTCGAGATCGATGCGTTTTACTTTCTCAGCTTCGGTGATGCGGTCCTGGGGAAGGTTGCCGTGCTCCTTTGCGAAAAGAAACAAAGTGACGATGACGTCGCGAATGTTGTTACGCCGGCGATCGCCGACTCCTAGATCGCGCAAATAATTCTCGATCGGCAACGCGCGGACTTCGTCGATGTGCTGCTGAAATTTCGAGGCGAACGCGCGCAGATCGCGTTTGAGAGCGCCCATGTATTTCGCGGAAAGTTTGTGATCGGCTTTCGAAACGAGCAGTTGCTCGACGATCTCCGGAACGCGCTCACGGCGCGCGCCGGCGGATCCGCGCGCTTTCCATTCGGACCATTGCTCGAGTGCGGAAGTAATACCGATGCCGAATGGCGCGACGACGTTTTTTGCATGCAAATAAATTTCGCGATCGGCAGCAGTGAAATCGACGGCCTCGCCGCGGCCGTTTGAAATCGCGATCGCTTTCTCCTGGGCGACCTGTTTCGCTTTCGAAAGAAGTGTGTACGGGAGAACTTTGCGTTTCGCCTTCGGCGCCGGACGGTACACGACGGCGAAACGGCCATCGCGCAACGCGTAAATTGGGATCGTGACGTTGCCGATTCTTACGAGGATCGGTCCACCACGGCGGATTTGTCCGTTGGCGAACTTGCCGCGTTTCATTTGCCGTCGTCGCGAGTTCCGGATTTGAAGACGCCGTCGACGAATGAAAGGGTCGCGTGCGCGCCGTAGGACCATTCTTCGTACTCGTGGCTCTCGGCGGTGGTGCGAATGACGTGCTTTGGTTCGCCCCAAGCCTGGCGAACTTGGGCCGCGCTCATGCCGACTAGCACATGGCGCTGTTTAATCGCGTCCTCGTTTTCGCGCTGCTCAGTGGCGATCTGTTGTGTTGCGCGCGTTTCGCTTTCGTTCTGAACCTTCGCGACGATTGCAATTATCAAGACAATCAACGCGATAGCGCCTAAGAATTTGAAAAGGGTCTTCATTGTCGGGGCGGCGAGTTGTCGACCATCCACTGCAGCGCCTTGTTGGCTTCGTTCAGGCGGTCGTTAGAAGTCTTGATTTCTTTGAGTATCTCGCGCTCGATTTTTTTCATGCGCGCGAGACGGCCGTCGATCAAGATCAATAACAGGACAATTAAACAGACGACGACAGCCGTGATCATTGTTTCTCGTTCATCCCGCGCCGCCTTTCTGGAGGTCGCTGGTGTTAATGATTATTTTTGCGATCGACGCGTGCTCTAAAGCGGCGGCGCCCAGATGATCGTATGCTTCGCGAAGCCTCTTCGGCATCCGCGACCGATAGACCGGAGAGTCTTCGCCAACCCGCGGCACCGCCGATTTTGGCTCGATAGCTATTAGATTCTTGAGGGAATCGGGAACGTCATCTTCGAGGTACGCGAGGAGGAGCGATGTCTGATCTTTTTTAGGGAAAACGGCGCACAATTTCTCAAGCACCTGTGGCTCGGGGCGATTCTCGCCGTTTACGTACCGGCTCATCTGGCCCTGGGAAACACCTATCTTCTCGACGATCTCGGTCTGGGTAAGTCCGTTTGCCTCTATCGAGGTCTGCAATTGGTTGGAAAATTGGCTCATTCTTGCTCTTCCTGAATACATGCGTTTAGCGAATATCTAAAGAAAAGTCAAACTTTTTGTTGACAGCTTCTGTTTAGCAGATAAATCTGTGTAACAAAAGAAAGAGAAAATGGAAGCAAAAATAGAGGTAGCCGAAGCGATGCGCGATTACGCGCGTGGATTGGAAAAAAGCAATAATCCGGACGTTATAATCGCGGCGGCTGAATGGGAAAAACGCTGCATCGAGGAGCTGGAGCGGCTGCAGAAAGCTCAGCGGAGGCAGGAGAGGCGGGTGGCGGCATGAGCGCGGAAGGCGAACAACGACTTGAGCGGATGGCTGCGCACGCTGGCTACGGCTGTGTGGAGGATCTCAAAGCGGCGCTCCGCAGCTCGAAGAAAGCGATTCACGAGGTGGAGACGGCGGCTTGGAATCGTCCAAAGATTGCGCCGATTACCGCAGATCTCCAGAATAGAAACTTCTTACGGGCGCGATCGCGGATTGCACGGATATGAGCCAATTGCCGGAAACACTTCCGCTGCTCGGGCTGGATGGGATCGAGCTTAGGAAGGGTAACCACGGGGCGCGCGCCCAAGGCGTCTGCGTGATGGAGGCGGTGGCCTGGATCGCAGGCGAGCCGCACAGCGATCATCCGGTATGCGCGTGTCCGGTAATCACTTCGTTTATGATCAGCTGGAACGATCGGTTGCCGAGCGATGCAGAACGGAATCGACTTTTGAAGCCGTTAGTGCCGCTGCTTGTTGGTACGCGATCGACGCGCGCGGTGGAACGGCACCGGCTGGAAATGATCCGTGATTTTGTGGTGCGCGATGCGGCGCCGGCGGCGCTATCGCTGGCCGGCTTGGACGCCGCAGCCGATCTACTCAGGGAGAATCCGACACTCGAGAATATTCGCAAAGCTCGCAATGAGGCGTGGGAATTAAGGGCTGCGGCTCGTAAGAAACTCGTCGATGCGGGCGTCGCTGCGGGCGTCGCTGCGGGCGTCGATGCGGGCGTCGCTGCGGGCGTCGCTGCGGGCGTCGCTGCGGTCGTCGCTGCGGGCGTCGCTGCGGTCGTCGATGCGGGCGTCGCTGCGGTCGTCGATGCGGGCGTCGCTGCGGTCGTCGATTGGAGAAAGCTCGATTATTGGGAAGCGCTCGCGAAGGCGAAGGAAATCGCGCGGCCAATATTCGAGAAAAAATTCGCGCCGCTCAAAGCGGCGCTTGAGCTCGGGGCACAAGATCTGGTGCGCAAAATGTGCGCGGAGGGAAAGGAACCAGCGACGGCATGATCGCGGAACGGGAGCCGGAAATAAAGATCAGGTTGCGACCGCTTGGGAACGGTGACGTGGAGGCTGAGATCCATAACGGGCAACGTGGATCAACGCTTTTTACCGGCAGTCGCGAGACGGTGCTGAAAGTTTTAGCGAAGCAGTTTCCGGGCGTGGCGATCGAGGACGAGGACAACGTGCCATTTCAGCCGGCAATCACTGGTTTACCTCAAAGGTGCAAGGCCACTGTATGAGCGAGCCGAGCGAAGAGAAGCTGAACGCGAGCGTGAAAGTGATGCGCTCGCATGATTATTGTCATTTCGAAGTGCAGCTAAGCTCGCCGTTTCCGGTGAGCATCGCCGAGATCGATGAGCTGCGGAAAAAAGCTGCGCGCCTAACGGATAAAGCCGTTGAGCAATACAAGATCGCGAAGAGGAATGCGGCGCTGATCGAACGCGAGGATGCAGAGCGCGCTTATCGAGGCCAGCGAATTGAGCGAATCCTGCTGATTCCGAAAGACGAAAGGAGTCCCGAGGATCAGGCCGTCATTAAGCAGTTCGAAGATTCACAGTACGAAGAGAGCCGTCGCTACGACTACCAGGACGATTGGGAGGGCGACGAGTGAGCGAGCCGTTGATTACAACTCGCGAGAATTTTGATCGCTTGGTGTCCAAGCTGCGATCGCAGACGGATGATGATCGGGCGCGGCTGGCTGTTTTGGCGCTTTCGGTTCCTGTCAGGCTTCAGGGAGTGCAGATCACCAAGCAGTGCTTGGTGCCGATTGGGTCGTTCAACTGAACAACCACGAATGGACACGAATGGACACAAATTTTCTTCTGGCGACGCGGAGCTGAGATATACGCTGGAAGTTGCGCGAACGCTTCAACGGACCATCGACGGTGTTTCGGCTTCGCAGGAGCGGACAGGCCGTGACCTTGCGTTCGATCGCGCGCTGAAGCGCGGCAGGGAAGCGATTATCGCGATGTTGCACGCTGCGTGTGATGGCCTCGCTCCGGTTCACGGTGAGGAGATCGGGAGATTTTTGCGAGCGCTGGAGTACGGGGAGATTCCGGAGGGCGAGTTTTTTAATCAGCCGGCAGAAACATCGAATCCGGCGGCTGGCTCTGCGAAGCCAAAGAAGTCTGCGGAGATGGGCGCGCGCGGGAAAATGCTGGGGGGCATAAAACCCGCGCGCGTTTCTCTGAAGACCCGCGTAAAAGAGCAAGGCCGCGTAAAGCTTCGCCACGCGTCTAGCTCTCACGCGGCTAAAGATGTCATGGATGGGCGCGCGCGGGACACCGGAGCGCATACCGACAGAAAGCCCGCGCGCGCTTCCCGCGTAAAGCCCGCCGCGGCGGGCCACGCGGCGAGCGCTAACGGACGCGAATCTATTCCTCTTCCGGGTTCGGTCGTTCCGGAGAATCTCGATGCGTGGTTGGAACAGAAATCGCAGGAGGTGATGGCGCAATGGCGGTGACGTTCTACGCAGTCACCCTTTGGATCGTGGGCGGCTTAGTGCTGCTGTTTTTGCTTTTGATGGCGTTCGTTCGCATCGACTCACACATGGCAAGGCGGCGGCTGGACCGGATGATGCGCGAAGCGGACGCGAAACGCGATGCGCGGACGCCGGATAATCGAGCTTAAACAGCCATGGCTGCGATCCAAATCTCCGAGGAGACGATTGTCGCTGTTATTCGCGAAGTGATCGCGCGCGAGGTCGCGGAGCTGCGGCCGTTGTTGCGCGATGAGATTTTGAAATCGTTGCAGCTGGTGGATGAAGCGGGAGCGCTGGCGATTTTTCCGATTACGGGGAAGGATCCACGCCGGACGTTTCGCCGACTGGCTAACAAGCACAAGCTGGAATACGTGCACATCGACGGGTTCAAGTGGTGGAAGGTCGCGGCGATCGAAGCGTTGATTGAGAAGCACACGATCAACCGCGTAAAAGCTGCGCCACGCGGCTCGACGCAACTGAGGGCTGTGGCGTGAGGCGATTGCTTCCACTTCTTATTGCCATTTTTTCGGCGGGAGTAGCCGTGCATTGTTGGTGGACTGGCGATCTGGTTTGGGCCGTCTTTGATACCGGCGTCGCTCTGATCATGGGCCTCGTCAGCTATGTGGAATGGAGGCTCTCGTGAATTCGCCGCCGCTGGAAAAGCCGGGCGCCGGCCTTGAGGAGAACGACGCCCGAGGTAAGCGGACGACAGCCACGCCAGAACGCGTTACCGGCCTAACGGATAAAGCAAGGCGCGCGTCGGTGCAAGCGTGGGAGGAGTTCGGGGCGCGGTGCGCGAAGAGACCGGGGTCGAAGCGATGAACCGGCCGTTTCTATCAACGCGTCGCGTGCTGCGGCTTTATCGACTGTACCAGCGCGGTTATTCGGTCAACGAGCTTGCGGAAATTTTCGGGCTAAATCGGTACCCGATCTGGAACGGATTCGTTAGGCACGGTTTGAAGCGGCGGAGGCCGCACGGACGCCGGTTGCGGTTCGGAATCGCAGATCAGAAGATCGATCCTCGAGCACGCCTCGGCCCAGAAGAGATCGAACGCCGCCGTAGCGAATTTCTCGCGCGGCAGAAAGGGCGGCAAGGCGCGCGGGGTTATGAAGAACATTTCGTCGAAGCGATTTACTGCGATTATTTGAACCACGCGGAAATGCTTTCACGCGTGGCGCCGCGATGGAAACGGTCATGCGGGACGATTGCGCAATTATTGGCGACGCGGGGTCTTCGGAAAGTGTGTCCGGAGCTGCGGGCTCGGATTCTCGCGCGGCAACGAGTCGAAGGCACAGGTTGTTTCGCCAGGATGAAACGCGCAACGAGAGCGGAGATCGTTTCGCTGATGGCGACAATGAAGAAGGTCGCGATCCCGCCGAGTCTGCGCTGGGAGTTTCGAACGTGGCCGATGGAAAAACGGGCGTGGTTTATTCGGACGCTGCGGGCCAGGTTGAAATTGCCGATGGAGCAGCCGACGGGACCGTTTTCATCCGGAGTCGTTCCGTTCGATTATGCGACGCCGGAGGCGCGCGAAATCAAAGACAAGCTCAATGCCGGGCTCAACTCGCAGGAAGCGATCTGTAAGATCGATCTGTGCACCCAGGGCGTGATTTACAAGGGAGATCTGTGGTTTTGGTGCCCGAAAACCGGATACAATAAGCGCGGGAGCTGGACGCCGGAAAATGGCCGGCCGATTTTGCATCGCGTTATTTGGGAGAAGGCGAATGGCCGCAAAGTGCCGGCGCACCATGTCGTTAGGTTCATCGACGGGAATGACAATAATCTCGCGCCAGAAAATCTGACGCTCGCGCATAGAAACGATCTCTGTCGCGAGTCACAGGCGAAAGCGCTTTTGCGGAAATCGCGCGAACGAACTGCGCTGCTGCTGCTGCGCGCACAAGGAAAGGAAAAACATGGTCTTATTGAAGAGCTCAGCCGGGCGGCGTAACGGCGCGACGCCGGGAATGTTCGATCCGGACGAAATTCTGCGGATCGTCGCGAACGCGGAAAAACGCGGCGCGATCTTGCGCAACGGGACGCCGGCAAAGATCGAGAAAAACGGCGAAGACATTTCCACGATCGGGCCGTTGCGATCGCAATGGATCATTATGACACCTGAACTGGCGAAGCGTTGGCTCACAAACAATTTTGTGAATCGGACGATCCGCGAGGACCTGATCAACACGTACGCGCGCGACATGCTGAACGGCCGTTGGATTTATACCCACCAGGGCATCGCGTTTAACGACCGTGACGAGCTGATCGACGGACAGCATCGGTTGTTCGCGGTGATCGTCGCAAACGTCGAGGTGCGAATGATGGTGACATTCGGGTTGCCATCGAAAATTGACGGCCACGAAATGACGACGATGGACGCGGTGGACCGCGGCGCGACCAGGTCTGTCGCGGACCAGCTGAAGATCCAGCACGGATTGAAGCACGGCAGTTTGATCGCGATGATTTGCAATTCGATCGCGCCGATTTGTTCGACGGAGCGGACTCGGAGATTGAGCGTGGGACAAACGCTGGAGATTTATCGGGCATTCGAGCATCCGATTCATTGGGTCATGGCGCATCGGTCGCATGAGACAGGGCTGCGCCAGGCTGGCGTGAATGCAGGTTTCGCCTTCGCGATCGCAACGGAGCTGAACGGGAGTGTACCGATCAGCAGCACGCCGATCATGTTGATGTTCGAAGCGATCGTAAGCGGCGAGGGGATCAATCCAGGAAGCGGCATCGTGCGGCTGCGCGAGTTCCTAACGAGTCTGGAAGCGAAATTGCTGACGCGCGGAAATGATCGCGCGTTGGCTGAGCTCGTGTTGCAAGCGATTTATCTGCAACAGCAGCGGAAGAAGGTCGCGAAGTTAGAGCTCGCGACGGATGGGGCTGATAATTTTCGGGCGCTGCAGCCGGAACGCGTGGCGAAGGTCGCGACGTTGTTTCAGCTGCCGGGAACAGCACGCAGCGCCGTGGCTACGGGGAAATCCCGCCGCGGCGGATAAACTCACATGAAAATGCTTCTCGTTATTTGCTGCACGCTGCTGGTGATCAGTGGCGAGCGGTTCGTTGTTCAGATGCAAAATATCGGGATCCGCAAGCGCAAGATCGCGGTCCAGGAGGAAGCGGTCCGCATCATCAAAAAGAGCCACGAAGCGGACGTTGCAGCACAGCCGGCGGAGGAAAAACTGTGAGCAAGCTGCATATCTCATCGGATCTGTCGCTGCCGAAAGAGGCGGTGACACAAACGTTCGCGATCCTGGCGAAGCGCGGCGTTGGGAAAACGTACACAGCAAGCGTGATGGCGGAGGAAATGTTGAAGGCGTCGCTGCAGGTCGTGGTCGTGGATCCAATCGGCGTGTGGTGGGGTTTGCGCGCGTCGGCCGATGGGAAGCACGAAGGGCTCGAGATAATCGTGATGGGCGGCGAGCACGGCGACGTGCCGCTGGAATCGACGGGTGGCGAGCTCGTCGCGGATTTCGTTGTGGAACACGGCCGCTCGGTGGTGCTCGATCTGTCGTCGTTCCGGAAAGGCGAAATGATCCGGTTTATGACGGCATTCGCAGAAACGCTTTACCGACGAAACCGCGCTCCGCTGCATTTGATCGTGGATGAAGCGGACGCGTTCGCGCCGCAAAAGACGATGCGCGGCGAGGGCGGGGAACGGTTGTTAGGCGCGATGGAAGATATCGTTAGGCGCGGCCGGGCCCGCGGCCTGGGCGTGACGCTGGTGACGCAGCGCGCGGCGGTTCTGAATAAGAACGTTCTCACACAGATCGAAGTGCTGGTTTGTCTGCGGACGATATCGCCGCAGGACCGGGAAGCGGTCGAGGCCTGGGTGCACGCGCACGATTTCACAGCGGAGCAGTGGACGGCCTTCGTGGAATCGTTGCCGACGCTGCGAATAGGTGAAGCGTGGTTTTGGTCGCCTGGCTGGCTGGAAATTTTTAAGAAGGTGAAGGTGCGCAAGCGCGAGACGTTCGATTCGAGCGCGACGCCGAAAGTGGGCGAGAAGGTTTTCGCACCGAAACATCTGAAGCCGGTGGATCTGGCATCGCTTCGCGAAAAGATGGCGGCGACGATCGAGCAGGCGAAAGCGAATGATCCGAAAGAGCTGAAGCGAAAGATCATTGCGCTCGAGCGCGAGCGCAGTCAGACATTGCAAAAGCTCACGAGCGATAAAGCGGCCCGCGTCGAAATTATCGAGAAGCCGATTCTGAAAGATTCGCAGATCGATCGGTTCGGGAAATTGTGTGACTTCGCGGCGCTTAATGAAGGTTTCGAAAAACGGATGGCTGCGGCGATAGCGCCGTACGCCGATCGATTGCTGAAGATCGATGAATCGATGCAATCGATTTTGCAGGTCATCAATAAAGTTCGCGACGGCGTGACACCACTGGCCAGGTCGCCGCGGCGACCGCTCCCCAGGCCGCGAATTCCGGAACGCACGCTGGCGGGAAGGCCAACGAGTCGAGCGAGTGTGAGTAGCGTTCGATCACCGCCCGCCAGCGGCGACACGGACGTTTCGTTAGGCATTGGCGAGCGGCGGTGCGCGATCGCGATTGCGCAGCATCCGAATGGCGTGATGCGTGAGCAGCTGACGACGTTGACGGGTTACAAGCGATCGACGCGCAATACTTATCTGCAGCGGTTGCTCGCAGCAGGCTTCGTGACGCAAAACGGCGAACGGTTCGCGATCACGGAAGCGGGGATTGATTGGATCGGCAGCGATTATCAGCCGTTGCCGACTGGTGTGGAGCTGCAGCGGTATTGGCTGCAGAAGTTGCCGGAAGGTGAATCTAAAATTTTTGCGGCCGTGCTCGCGCGGCCTGAGATCGGCGTGACTCGTGAGCAGCTCGGAGAAGAGACCTGCTATAAGCGATCAACGCGGAATACCTACATTCAGCGCCTGGCTGCGCGCGAGCTGGTGGAGATCAATGGCGAGACGATCTGGCCGAGCGAAACGCTCTTTGGTGCGGCATGACGTTGCATCCGATGAAAGAAGCGACGCCCATTTGCATCGAAGATCCGCTGCCCGATCGGGATGATGACGGAGGCAAGCAATAGCGATGGGCGCCGATTCAAAAATCGAGTGGTGCGATCACACGTTTAATCCGTGGATCGGCTGCACGAAGGTTTCACCTGGCTGCGTGCATTGCTACGCGGAAGGGGAATCGAAACGGCGCGGCTGGGCGCAATGGGGGAAGGGGAAAGAGCGGCATCGCACCAGCGCGAGTTATTGGAAGCAACCGATGAAGTGGAATCGGGAAGCAGAACAGCGCAGGATTCAGGAGTTACATTCGGTTCCTGCTGGCGTTCCTCACAATTTCGTTAAGCCGCGAGTTTTCTGCGCGTCGCTGGCTGATTGGCTCGATTCTGAGGTTCCGGTTGAATGGCTGGCTGATTTGCTCGCGCTGATTCATGCAACGCCGAATCTGGACTGGTTGTTGCTGACGAAGCGGCCGGAGAATTTTCGTAACAGGATAGGGCGCGTCGAGAATTCGCTGACGGAACCACTCGCGGCGTGGTACTGGCTTTTTCATTGGCTGCATTACGGGGGCGCACCGGAAAACGTATGGCTCGGCGTGAGTGTCGAAGATCAGAAGCGCGCGGATGAGCGGATTCCGTTGTTGCTCGAGACGCCGGCGGCAGTTCGGTTTCTGAGCTGCGAGCCGTTGCTCGGGCCGGTGACCTTATGCAAGGGATGCCCGGGCTGCCCTAACGACTGCGGGTGGACGCCGGGTAAGAATGGCTACGGGATCCATTGGGTGATCGTCGGCGGCGAGTCCGGGCCCGGCGCGCGTCCGATGCATCCTGATTGGGCGCGGTCATTACGCGATCAATGCATCCAGGCCGACGTTCCGTTTTTCTTTAAGCAGTGGGGTGAGTGGGTTCCAGCAGATAGTTATCACGAACATCTATTTTCGTGCGCAGGCGCACACACGTATGCGAAGTGCGATCAGCACGGCGCGCAATACATGATGCGCGTCGGGAAAAAACGCGCTGGCCGGCTGCTAGATGATCGCTCGTGGAATGAATTTCCGACGGCGCACAGCGCCGCGGCTACAGCGGAGGTCGCGCGATGAGCGACGTGGTGCAATTACCGCTTCTTCCAGGAATCGAACCGGCTATCGGGCTCGTGCGACGGCAACCGTTTCCAGTCGAAAAACAGATTGCAGAGAAGCGACAGCGCGTCGAGCGAATCGAGGACGATATCGAGGATCTGAGAAGCGAGCGTTCGGACCTCGAATCTGAAATCGAGAATCTCGAGAAAATGTTGAGCCGGCAACGCGACCAAGAAGGGCCGGGTTTTCCAGTGGAGCTGTTTAACGATTCGCTGGCTGGGCCGGAGCGCGATTTTCTGCAATACGTGGCCGCCAACGGTTGCGAAGATGAGCGCGATGAAAAAAGGCTGCGCGCGATTATACAGAATCACGCGGGCTGGTGGGAAAGGGTCGCGGCATGAGCGAATCTTTCATTCGTTGCCCGTCGTGTGGAGCGACAATCGAAATCGAGGCTAAGGCGGTCCAGGCTGAGCTGCCACTCGGCCCGATTGAATTATCGGATAAGAAAAGTCTTGACTCCGCCGCGCGAAAAAAACCAGAATCGAACGATTCGATTCGGTTCGAAACGACAACACAAAACGAATCGATTCGAAACGATTCGTCAGTCGCTTCTTGCGAAGAAGATTTACTCGAATCGGTGCAGCAAATCGTTGGAGCAAAAGAGTTCGAGCTCAATGGCCGGCTCTGGCATTTTTATTTTCGGCAATCGCTCAGGGCGCTCGCGTACGCGGTCGAAGATTGGAAGCTACGCACGCCGGATCAGCAACGAACAATCAAAAACCGGCCGGCCTGGCTAACGGATCGTTACAAGCGCGCGCTGGCGGAATTGAATGCAGGCAAGAAACTGCGAAAAATGGCGTGATCTGTTCTTAACCAACAACACGATAGGAGGTGATAAAAATGAATCCAACAATTCAAATCGAGTTCCCGCCAGAGGCGGCGGACAAGATCAATAAGTTCAAGAGCGGCGCCGGGGAGACTGCGTGGAATAATATTCTGCGCGAGTTCGAGAATGTGCTCGGCGTCACGCCTGTAAAGGTGGAAGCGCTGGGCATCCATGGCTCTCCGCTGCTGCTGCCGGGGCGAGTCCACGCGGGCACATAACGCGCCCAGCAAAACCGTAAGCGCATTTGGCGTTTCCGCTGCGTGTCTGCAGCACGCGCGGGGGCGTCAACTAATAAAAGACGAACGGGTGATTGACCATGGCTCTGACAGCCCGTAAAAGTTTTTGTGATCTGATTTGAGAATCGACGAACTTTTCGAGGTCATTGGCGCTTCGCCAAATCAAATCGACCGCCTGATGATTCAGCGGCTTCGTAACCGAGGTTATGTCGTCGAACTGCGCGGCCCGTGGGAAACCGTCAAGGTGATCTGCAAACGATTGCATATTTCGACGAGCAAATTCCGGCGGCGGATGAAGCGGCGGCACCCGAGCCCGCTGGACGTCGACCAAGGCCCGAGCGGACGCATCAGCGCGATCCGGAGCAACATCTTGCTCGACAAATTTCTCGTCGGTGCCAATGGGGAAATCAAAGTCCCCAAACGCGCGAAAGCGTCGCTGACTCTCAGAATCGCGCCTCCTGATGGCAGGAAACGCTCAAAAATCGCGTAGTTGCGGTCGAGAAAGCGTCACAATTCGCCTGGCGCGCGGTTGAATTCGCGCTGCGAGTCTGAAAACGTTTCGGCGTAGCGTTCTCCCCGGACAAAAGTACGATCAGCCTCGCTGCAGCGAGGACTGATCAGCAGCTCCGGGGTTTACAACACAACCCCTAGAGCTGAATGAGCGAAGTTTCATCCCCGCGATTCGTTTCGCCAAACGCGTCGCTTGTTAAGATCCGCGCAGGTTTGCGCCCGGTCCAGGTGCTCAAAGCGAGCGACCGCGATTATTTTTTGTTCCCCGTAAAACGTTTCATGATTCGCGGCGATCCGCGCGTGTTCACATGCTTCCAATACCGGCGCGAAATCGGTGAAGGTCACTCGCTCGAGGAACGAGCAATGCGCCGGACCCGCCGGCGCGAGGAGCGCGCGACGCGCAGAATTTACAAGCGCGGCCGCGCCGAAGACCTGGCAGCCGCCAATGCGTAACGGAGATAATGAAGATTCACGACGACTCGCCTACAGCGACTACGCGAGCGCATGGATTGAAATGCGCGCCGCGTGGAGTCCCGCTCAGCTCGAGCGAGCAGTCGCTCTTGGCTACGACCAACCTCAGCCCTACGAAAGCTCGAGACCGCGCCGGCGTTTCGCTGACGACGACGACGAGGAGTTTTCCGACCCTGCGGATCGGGCCATTGACCATCGTATTCCAATTGTCGATTTCGATTCGACGCCGGCAGCCGAGTTGCAAAGCTTCAGCGACCAATTCAGCAACACTCTCGAGTGGGCTACGCAAACTAACAAAAGCGGCCGGCAACCAGACCTCATGCAGATGGGCGCACGCATGCTGACGATTTTCGGAGTGATAGCGCCGCAGCTGAAAGTCGGGATGGATCTCCGCATCCCGAAGAAAATGGAAATGGATCTTCGATCGCGCGTCGCGGATCCAGCCGGTACCGGCAGGTGCTTTAGACGGCCGCTCGCCTGGGTGCGCAAATGCACCTCGTTAGTCCAGCTCGGGAAACGAGGCTACTCGATGATCTACGTGCTCAGTGGCGACCTGATCGATTCTGCAACGTGCGCTGCGATCGGCGGCATGGACAACAAGAGCAGGCAGGCCGCTAACAAACCAATCCAGGATTTCCGCGACACTTTTAGTGGAATCAAAAGCCTGCCGATGCGGGGAACAAGAACAAGACAACGATGCAAGCACTCACAGGAAAAGAGATAACGATTCAGAAAAAGGAGGAGCTCACCGAAGCGCTGAATAGCGCGATCGAGTATCACAAGTCCTCAGAAACCGCGGTCGCGATCGTGCGCGCTGATCAGAACAGTGCGCTGTGGTATGCGGCCGTCAGTGGTCACCACTTACTCAAATGCAAACACCTGGTTCCATCTGGCGACTGGCTGGAGTGGGTGCTGTTCAACTTCTGCGCTCCGCTCAACGTGGCGCTCCGGACAGCACAACGTTACATGCTGATTGCCAGTGTGAACGCAAAGGCTCTCGCGCCTCTGGATGCGCCACGCGTGGCGCTAACCGGCCCTGATCTCGAGATACTTAGCTCGTTCAAATTCGATACGATCCGCAAGCACGCGATCAGCCTTGTGCCTGAGAAAGTGCAGCCCGAACACAAGGGCAACAAAAAGTTCCCACGACTCGCCAACTTCTTGAACGTCGCCAACGAATACGCGCGAATCAAACAGCGTCACACCTCACAGCTGCAACTCGTGGACTTCGAGGAAGCCAGGCAGGAGCTCGGCGAATTCTATTCGTTCCTGAAGTGGTTGTATGGCGACAGTGCTAATGATCCGTGGCAATGAAGACGCCCGCACGGAGATACACATGACTCACTGGACGCGTTCTGCGTGCCACGGTGGCCTGCCACGCAGGCTTACAGCAGCCCCCTCGGAGATAACTTTTACGGTGCAGCCCCCCACCAGGGGTCTTTACGACACTCTTCATTTTCATACGAATAATCCCAAAACGAACTTCCCATGAAATTTGCTCGTCGAAAGAAACCGATCCTCGCGACAGGGATTCCGGTGTACTGCAAATTCGACAAGCTTGAACATCCGGACAATTTGCGTGCGCATCCGGACAACGCGCATCGCGAACATCCTGCGAAGCAACTCGATGCTTATGAGCGCGTGATTGCCGGTACCGGGATTGTTTCTGGCGGCCGCTTGTGGCAGAGGCCTGCAGACAAACGAAGAGGAAATGGTTGGCGGAAAGCCGTCGTCGTTTCGCGCCGCTCCGGTTTCATTACGAAAGGCCACGGAGCCTGGCTAATGGCGAAACGTCGCGGTTGGCTCGTGCCGGTCGAATATCAGCAATACAAATCGCTCGCTGAAGAGCGCCGCGATCTTCTCGCCGACAACAAACTGCCGGCGATGTCGATCACCGATAACGACAAGCTCGCGAAGCTGCTCTCTGAACTCGACGCGTCCGATATCGAGCTCTCTGCATTCAACCAGGACGAGCTCGACAAGCTCATGCGCGACTCAACCGCGGTCGACGGCGAGTTTTCAATCACTGCGAAGTTGAATGAGCGATACGATTACGTTCTCGTCTTCACCGATAACGAGAGCGACTTCGCGTTTCTGCAAACACTCTGCGGCGTGGAAACCGAGCGATCGTACAAAAAGACCGGCATCGGCATTGGCCGCGCGGTCCCGTTCAAGCGTTTCCTGAAATCAATTCGTGAAAATCGTCATTCCATCGATGTCCAGGGCGGCAACGATGACGACGCATCGGCTCGTCCCGAGCGCCGTCGTGTGCGTCCCGGCAAGTCAGCGCGCTGATTACGCGAAGATCGTCGGCGCCGGCCGCGTGCTCACGCATCCGGATTCCGTCAAAGGTTTAACTCCAAAGTTAAATTGGATCTTCGACCACGTGCGCGACCGCGAAGCAATCGTGTTAGTCGATGACGATATCGCCAGTCTGCAGCGCTGCTTCGTTGAGCCAGGTGAAGAATCGACGATCCGGGATCCGCTACTGATCGAGGAGATCATTCGCGCGACGTTCATCATGGCGCGCGACATCGGCGCGTTTTATTTCGGCTGGGAAGCGAGCAACGGCGCCCTGCGTTATTACACCGGCCTGAAGCCGTTCATGCTCACCGGCTACATCAACGGCTGCGCGATGGGATTTCGCACCGGCCACGGCTTGCGATTCGATCCGCGCATCGTCGCGAAGAACGATTTCGACATCGCTGCTGCGAACGCGCATCGCCATCGAATGTGTTTCAAAAATTGCCGGTACACATTTTGCCAGAAAGAAACATTCACCGGCAAAGGCGGCCAGGCTGCATTCCGGACCAGCGCGACCGAAAAGAACGACGTCGATCTTCTCCGCAGAAAATGGGGAGACGTCTTCAACTTCGGCGGTCACTCCGGAACGCGGAAGCGCGATTACGCCGGCGTGCAGAAAATAACGTTGAACTTGCCCTTCTGATTCGATAGAACGATCCACAACTTCAAACCGGGATGAGCCGACCCGCTAAAAAACAGGCCAATGAAACATGCCGAACAAAGAGGCACTCAAGCTGCCGGATCCGCTTCTGGTCCGGTTTTACCGCGACCAAAAGATCGACAAGATCACGAAGGTCACGATCGACGACGAAACACGCGACATCACGATCGCGCTCGGCAAACAAAAAGAACGTTTCAAGTACTTGGCCGATATCGGCTGGATTCCCGCCGTGTGAACCGTCACACTGCCGGCGTGACCTGGCAGGATGCTCGCGCGATCGCATTACAGTGGATTGCTGACGCGCTCAAAGACGCGGACCGGCACGCGAAAATCTTACTGATGCCGGATTTCGTCAGCGATGAAGATTGCGATTTCTTCATCCCGGGTCGGCCGCTGGCGTTTCATCGCATGATTCTGAAAGCTGCAGCGCGCGATGCGCGGAGGCGCGGCATTAAAGTAGTGATGCACAAGATCGCGCCGGAACAATACCGCCAGGAATGTCAGCTGCTAAAACTCGCGGACACTCCGGAGCACCGCGCGCATTTCTTATTCAGGCAGACCAAGCCCGTCGTCACTTGATTGTTGTAATACAATAATCAAAGGCGGGGCACAGCGGCAGCTTGTCAGCATCGGCCCTGCCAAACGGCGAGCGCCACGAAAAATGGGCTGAACTTTATTTTCAGCCTAACGATTGAATTCCCGCGACGTCACGACTGCCGGATTCGAAATTTGTTCAGGAAAGAAAAACAAGAAACACGGATGAGCCAACCGACCAAACCGGCAAACAACCAATGCAGAGCAATGCAGTCAGGATCAGCCCGACCGATCTAAAAGAATTGCGGCCGGCGTTCGCCGAGTGGATGGCAGGCGAGATTTACGTCTGCAAAAAAACGGGCGCTTATCGGTACCGCTTCGGCAGTCGCTCCAAATCGAAAACTTCCTGGAGCGCGATAGCGACCAGAGTTTTCAATTCGCCGGCGGAGTTCGCATCCGCTGCCGCAGCCGGAGTAACGCCAGCGGCCCCAAAGCCGACACCAACGCCAGTGACGCCCCAGAAAGTCCGGGCCAAACGCGCCCCTAAAATCCCGAAAACGTTCTCCGACTTTCTCGCGACGCGCTGCAAAAGCTTAGCGCTCGCAGCCAAAGTGCTGGGAATCAAGCCAAAACCGCCGCTGCAAAAGTCGATCGTGCGCGCGGCTTGGATTTCGCTCGTTCGCATTCATCACCCAGATAAGGGCGGCGCGCTCGAAGCGGCGCAGGCAGTGAACGGCGCCTATCAGCTTCTCGAAAAGTTTTCGCAGTAAACCCAAAAACAGAAAGAACCCAAAAAAATGAAACCACTAATCAGTACAGAAAACGAAGACAAGGCCATTCAGGCATTCAACGCGGCGCTCACTCACGAGAAAGCCGAGAAAGTAATCATCGGCGATGTGTCGGGAAGCATGTGCGACATCGTTAGAGCGACCGGCAAAACTAAATTCGACGCGATGCGCGATTGCATGTTGCGCGTGGTGAGCAAACTCGAAAACGCGGCGGTGATATTGTTCGCTGATCGTTCGGAGCGTGTAACGACTTGGGAGTCATTCAATGAGTTAGCGCCCCGCGGCGGATTTGGCACGATGCGACTAGGCGGCGGAACTTCGCTGCATGGCGCTTTGCGCGAGGCCGCAAAACTCAATTCAGAGCATATCGTCGTTATCACCGACGGGCAGCCCAATAGCGCGGAGCGAGCGCTGGCGATCGCGCGCACGATGCTCTGCCGCATCGATGTTTACTACTGCGGGAACGGAGCGTCGCATGAAGTCCAGTTCTGCCGCGACCTCGCGCAATATGGCGGCGAAGCAGTGATCGACCCCGCTTGCGTGACGATGCTCGAGACCGTCACGTTGTTCCTCACAGACGCAGCAATCGCGGCCTAACTGCCATGAACGACGCAAAAGCTTACATGGTAAAAGTCATGCGCGTCTGCGAAGTGCCAAGCGGGCACGGAGCGACTCCAACGACTGCGCACACGTACTGGAGAGACGTAATCGCGAAACAAGCTTGGTTTGACGCCGACAAAGAGCATCTAGTCGCGCTTCTGCTCAACGCAGACGGCGACGTTCAGGCGTTCAATCTAGTTAGTATTGGCTCGATCACCGAGACGATCGCTTATCCGCGCGAAATCTTTCGCGCGGCAGTCGCTAACGCCGCCTTTGCAATAGTCCTGATGCACAATCATCCGGTCGGCGCGCCGACTCCGAGTGACGCTGATAAATCAGTCACCGATCGACTGCGCGCTTGCGGCGCTCTTCTCGGCATTCCGCTAATCGACCACGTCATCGTCGCCGAAGGCGCGAGCTATTCATTCAAGGAGAACGGGCTCTTATGACCTTCGCGCAACTAACGACCAAAGGCGGCTACAACTGCGCCGAGGTTTCGAGCGCGCTGCAAAAATGCATTCGCCGTGGTCTGGAAGAGCAAGCGCTCTTCTGGGCCACGGAGCTCGATCTCTCAGGATTCGCGGAATACGTCTGGAAACGGCTCAGAATCATCGCCAGCGAGGACGTGGGGCTGGCAGACAATCGCGTCGCTCCGACGATTCTCTCGCTTTATCAGAACTGGCGGGAGCAGGCCAAGCGGAAGGATACAAAGCACGCGCCAGAGCGTCTTTTCCTCGTTCACGCTGTACTAATTCTCAGCCGCGCACCGAAATCTCGCACAGTCGATCACGCGTTGATCGCGATGTACGAAGCGCCGAGGCCTCAACAGGCGATTCCAGACTTCGCGCTGGACAGGCATACCGCCGCTGGACGCAAGCGCAAACGAGGCTGGCGCCACTTCTGGGAACACGGAGCCACGCTGGAGAACAAAGCGCCGATAAACGACTCCTACGAAGCCACGGCCAGAGCAATCAGGCGAGATAAACAAGGCAGCTTCGACTTCAACGAGGGCGACGCATGAAATCCAACATTCGGTGCTGACATTGGCGCGCTGGCGTGAAGCTCACGCCGGCGGATTTCGAAAAGCTCGAGACAAAAGAGCTTGCGAACATCATTCGCAAACTCGGCGCCGGCCACACTCTCACCAAACGCGAAGAAGAAAAACTGCAGCGCGCTAAGGAGAAACAGAATCCAGCAGCGGAACAACTAAATTTCGCGCAGACCTGGGACGAGCTCGCCCGGATCCTGGCGCAGCGGCTTGGCGTGAGCGTCACGCGAAAGTCATTGCAGAACTGGCGGAATCCTCGCCTGCATCCGGATCTTGCAGACAAATGGCCGCGGCCGCGCCCGGACGGACGCCACGACGTCGTGGCTTGGATGCATTTCATGCTCGAGACCGGACGGAATCGCGCAGATGAAACACTCGAAGATGACGAGCAGGACGGCGACCGAACAACCGTTCGCGATTGGAAGATGTATCGCGAAGAATTGCTCTGCCAGGAAGCTGAGCGCCGGATCGCTCGCGGCGACAATCTTCTCCTGGTAGCGACCGAGCTCGAACTTCCGGTCGGCGCAATGCTCGCCGCGATCAATTCCAAGCTGGCGCTTTATCCGCAACGCGCCGCCCGTTTCATGGTGCTGAAGCGCGACGTCTCCGACGCCGAGCAAACGCTGCGCGATGAGATGGACGCCGTGATCAAAGATTTGAACCTGGCTGAATATATCGAACCACCGCTCGAAGAAATTCTCGCCGAGTTTCCGTTCGACGAAGAAACCGCAGCGCTTTACGCGAAAGTCAGCTTCGATGGTCAGGATCGCGCCGCGTTTATCGATCTGATTCGCCTGGCCGTGGAAGAGACGCTGCGGCGGATCGGGCGGCGCGCGATCGCAGTTGATGGCGCACCTGAAGATCGAGACGATTCAAACGTTGAAGCAAACGATTCCGAAAAAGACGCTCGTACAGATCAAACTCTAGCAGCGTCAGCTGCTCGCAATGCGCCAGAGATAACAAAACCACGTCGCAAACGTCGCCCTGTGACACCCACGCGCAAGCGTGCTCGACGTTCAGAAAAGACGACAGGCTAGAAGCGCTGTCGGCCGAGACAGGGTCGCCGCGGCGACTCCTCCGGGAAATTATCTTAATGCGATTGATTGGCTGCGCGGGTTAATTCGCGCCACGCTCCGGCCGCGGCCGCGGATCCGGATGTTCGAATGGATCGACAAGCACGTCGTCATTCCGGAAGAAAGCGGCGGACCGTGCACGGGGCGGATGCGCACGTCGCGCTGCCCGATCTTCCGTGGCCTCTACGATATCGTTCAGCAGCGGTTCGTTCATTTCTTCACGTTCTGCGCCAGCGCGCGAATCGGGAAAACGCTTTTTGCAATCTGCGTCGCGTTGTACTGGATCGCCGAAAGATTCGGCTGGGCGATCTGGCTGGATCCCACCAGGTCTAGCGCATCGAAGTTTGTCCGGAGCGAGCTGGATGAATTTTTACTGCAGTGCGAGCCGGTCCGCGCGCTCGCGATCGCGCCGCCGCCGCACCCGGCATCGCGCAAATTCTGGACCACGCTCGTCAAATCGTTTCGCGGAAAATTCCTGCGCATCATCGGCAGCGGCGCCGAAGCGGATCTGCACGGGTTCAACGCCGAGCTCGCGATCGTCAATGAAAAAGACCGTTGCCGGCGCAGCATCCATCGCGACGCAGCCAGCGACGACAAGATCATCGCGCGCACCAAACTGTTTTCGGCGTCCCGGCTGATTCTGGAAAACTCGACGCCAGGTGAAGGCGGCGAGCTATCACCTACCTGGCAAACTTTTCTCGCCCGCTCGCAGCGTTATTGCTATCTGCCGTGCCCGCACTGCAGCGCAGAAAAGACTTCGCGCAGCGAAGTGACTACAGCATTCGTCCCGCCGTCCTGGGATGACGTCGAGCCCGGTCGATCGCCGCTTTCGTACGATCCAAATTTAGCCGGCTGGCAGCGGCTCACGTTTTTCATCGAGAAAAAGCTGGTTCCGTTCGATGAAAATCACGTCCCGTTTCCGAAAGGAACGGCGCGCGAGAAATGGCGCGAAGAAACGACCGGCCAATTCAAGTTCAGCCAGTTCGCGATTTACGAAGATCGCCCGCGCATCGACGACCCGACGAAAACCGAAAAGGTAAAAATCGGGTACGACATCGACGCGCTCGAGCGCGGCGCCACATACGAGTGCGCGCATTGCAAAAAAGAAATCCAATGGACCGACCTGCTCTGGATGGAAGATCGGTTCTGGTGGGTCAAACACAATCCGTTCGCGCCGGCCGACAAAGAAAGCGCGCACGCCTGGTCCGCTTACAACCCGTTTGAGTACTGGGGTCTCATCGCAAAGGAATTCGTCGAAGCCAAGGGCGACGTTTCCGCGCTCGTTAAGTTTTGGAATTTCACGCTCGGCCTGCCGTACGCGCGCGCCGGCGTCACGATCAAGGAAGACGATCTCGATCGCGTCATTGCGCGCACGCCGATCCGCTACGTGCAAGGCCAGCTGCCGCTCGAGCCCGAGCTGCTCACGATCACCGTCGACGTCCAGGAGCACAGTTTTTGGTGGGGGATCCGCGCCTGGGGAATTCTCTGGGATCATCCCGATTGGCCGACGTGGTCCGCGCTCATCGATTGGGGCGAAGCCGTCAGCTGGCAACAGATTCTCGAATTTTCCGGCCTCGCGCCGATGCAGAATGGGAAAACGCGGCAATTCGTTTGGGATCCCGCTTCAACGCTTCAACGCTTTAACGCTTCAACGACTCGCGCCCGTCGCGAGTACATCGTCACCGCGGGCCTCGTCGATTCCGGCGACGGCGATAAAACGAAAGAAGTTTATGAGTTTTGCCTGGCTAACTCCGAAATGTTTTCGCCGTACAAAGGCGGCGACGCCAGCCGCACGCGCGGCAACACCATCAGAGTTGCGCCGATTCTCGATGGCAAGATCGATCTCATCTGGGCGTGGTCTGATTTCTTCGCGGCAAATCTTTATTACGATTGCATCAAGAACGGCGCCACTCTTACCGGGCCACTCTACTGGTGGTTGCCGACGAACATCGACAAACATTATCGCGAACAACTCACCGACGAATTTTACGGCGAGATCGACGGCAAGAAAGGTTTTCATTCTCGCCGAAAACTGAATCACCTGGGCGACATGGAAAAAATGCAGCGCGTGTTGGCGCCGACTATCGAAGAACGGCTCGACCAGGTGCGCGCAGAGCGGAGAGAGGAACTCGCCGCCGAAGAAGCCAAGAAGCAAAGCTGACGGCCGCGTAAAAGTCCGGCAGCTGCCGGACCACGCGGTCCTAACCCCGACTGAACGCGCAGGGCGATCGGTCGGATACGTTCCCGCGCGCCAGTCGTAAGACTCCGGCGCCGTCCAAGTCAAAGCACTTTCGTTTTGACACTCGCCTGAGTGCCAGATGAGTCTCTTCAGGCTAAATCTCACAGAATACACTCAGGCGCTGGTCGACTACGCGACGCAGATCAATGACGTGCAGCCTCTCGTCCAGCTGCGCGATGCGCTGTTCCTAAAGATCAACACCGGCGACGGCAAAACGCTGATCACCACTTCCCCGATCGGAAAGACATTCGAGTGGCAGGTCACGATGACCAACGAAGAGCAATTCTCGGCCGTCGTTTCGGCGATCAAAACCTTCAACGGCGAGGCCGGCGATTCGCCGGTCACGTTCATAGACTTCTCGCGCATCGACACGCGCAATCCCAACTCGCTGCCGCTGGATCCACTTCTCTACTAGCCCATGCCTGCTGTAAAAAATTGGTGGCCGTTTTCGTGGGTGGGGTTTGGCAGCCGCGCGTTTGCCGAAGCAATCGACGGTTCTCTTGATCGATCGAATCTACGGTTTTTGATTCCGCCCGATTCGCGCTTCTACATCAACCGGCGCACCCGCAAAGCTCTGAACGATCATGCGGAATGGGCCTGGCAAAATTTTGGTGTAGTGAAAGAAGGCGTCGCAGGCATCGCTCGGCACACGATCGGAAAAGGCGTCTCGCTGCAACTGGACAGCGAGGACATCGAATGGAACACCGCGGCCGAAGCAGACTTTGAAAATTACGCGCTGACTCCCGATCGCTGCGATCTCTCCGGGCGCAGAAATTTCTACGAAGCGCAGACCACCGCGATCGAGCAGCGCATGATCCGCGGCGAATTCTTCTGCGCGAAAACCGAGAATCCTGAATGGGGCACGCCCGGCAATCCAGAGCCGTGTTTTCAGTTGTATGACAGCGAGGAAGTCGGCTCACCGGTCCCGCTGGTTGTCGGCACAAATCCGATCTTTGACGGCGTCGAGGTCAATCAAAATTCCAAGGCCACCGCGTACTGGACGCGCGACATTTTAGGGCATTACGCACCGATCCCTGCGGCGCAGATGATTCATTGGTATAAGCCGCACGCGGTTAATCAAACGCGCGGGATCACCGATTTCGCGCAGGCCGTTAATCCGCTCGTCGACATTCACGAGCTCAAAAAACTTGCGACGCGCAGCGCCAAAGCGCAGCAGCTTCTCGCGCTCGCACTCAAAGGCGTAAAGAAAAGCCGCAGGAAAGGCGCGTTCGGCGCAGTCGGCCAGGCCGGCGTGACAGACACCGGTGCACCGGATCCCAACAGCGCGCAGATCGAGAAGATGGTCGCCACCGCCGGCGGCGGAATCATTTACCTCGACGACCTGGAAGGCGACGCAAAGCTGATCACCGCGCAATCGCCGTCGCCTCTGGTCGAAGCGTTCATTACAGATCTGCTGATGCGTGACGCCTGTCTGAGCTGGGGCGTTCCGCCAGAATTTTTCTGGAACGTCGCGAAGATGAACGGCCCGAACGTGCGCTTCATTCTCGCGCGCGCTGATCTGTTTTTCCAAATACTTGGGGACCGACTATGCGATCGCTTTAACACGCCGATCGCGTTCCGATATCTCTCGCACCGCATCAAGATTCGCCGGCTGACCGAGTGCAAGGATCCGAATTGGGCAATGAAAATTGCCTGGCAGCTTCCGCCGCGCGTCACAGTCGACAACGGCAAAGAAAACCAAATCCTGATCGAGCTACTGGCCAACGGTCTGATCACGATGAGGGAATACTGCAACGCGCGCGGCCTCAATTACCGCGCCGTGATGAAGCAGTGGATCCGCGAGCCCATCGAGTTCATCAAAATGGCGGAAGCGCAGGGAGCTCCGCCCGAGTGGCTGCAACGGCTGAAAGAAAACCTTCCGCTGTGGCGCGCGCCGAAACCTGGGACTGTTGGCAGCCCCGGCGCCGATCCCAACCCAGAGGTGACAGCAGTCGATCAAAACGGGGACGAGTTGAAACAGGCAGCATGATTACGATCACACCCAACACCGCCGTCGATGACATTAAACGTCTTCGCGCGGAAAAAGAGAGGCGTGATCTTGAAGCTATTCGCGCCGTCGCGCGGCTTGCGTCGTTCCGGGACGACGTCGAACGGTTCGATCAGGTCGGGCTCCTATGCGAGACCCAGCTGCACGCTCTCGAGGAGGCATATCTGCACTACGACGACGACGAACCAAACGTCGAGCGCTCGATCGAAAACGCACACCAGCTCGAAAGGATGGAGCGCTGTTACGACGGGCTGATGAGGCAATGGGAAAACCAGCTCAAACGCATCGAGTGGGAGAGGAAACAGACCAATGCGTTACGATAAAGTTTTCACGAAACTCTTTTGCCAGCCTGTCCTGGTTGAAGCCTCATTCCGCGCCGGATTGGAAATGGCGCTGCTCGCAGTGATGCGCGGCCAGATCCCGCAGACTCCGCCCGGGGTACAAAAGATGGATCCGGAGCGCGCCGTTAAGCGCACGGACGATCTGCTCGAGATCCGCGGGCCGACAGCGATCGTGCACATCGACGGTCCCATCGACAAGAACCTGTCGGGAATGGATCGCATCAGTTTTTCAGCGACCGACCTCAACGACGTGGACAACGCGCTTGGGCGCATCGCGAAAGACAAAGGGATCGCCAACCTCATGCTGAGCATTGATTCCCCAGGCGGCTCGTTCCCGGGCGTCCCTGAAACTGCGATGCGAATTAAAATGCTCTCGAGCATCGTGAACACGGCAACGTATTTCGCGACCGGCTGCTCTGCCGCGTACTGGCTAGGCTGCATGACAGACCAAATTTTTCTTTCACCGAGCTCCGCTGCCGGCTCGATCGGATGTTACGCTGCGTTCCTGGATGAGTCGGTACAGATGTCGTTGCTCGGACTCAAGATGGAATCTTTCCAGGACGGCAAATACAAAACCGCCGGCGCACCGTGGAAACCGCTCTCCAATGACGAGCGCGATTACCTGCAGAACCGCGTTGACGAAATTGGCGCGATGTTCCGCGACGAAGTGAGCATGGCGCGGCCGCAGATCCAACGCAGCGACATGGAAGCGCAGGTATATCTCGGCGCCGACGCGGTCCGCCTCGGGTTCGCTGATCAGATCGTGGTCGGGCTCGACGAAGCGATCGCGCGCGCATTCTGACCGCGTAAAAATCGGCTGCGCCGATTCACGCGGTTAAAGCCGAGTGGAGGGCGCGAGGGCTTTTACTCGGGGGTGACACGCCGTTTCCCGCAATATGAGACTGCTTTTAACGCTCGTAAGTTTTGCAGCGCTGGTAATCGCCGCGCTTGGATCCGATTCAATTGGCCTCGATCGATCGATGGTCGATTCGGCGACCAATAACAACGTGCAGGTCCGGCTCCACGACAACGGTGACGGCACCAAATCAGTTGTGGTCTTTGCTGTGATCGTCACGCCGTCGCCGACTTCTACTGCGACGGCCACGCCCACTGCTACGGCCACGGTAACTGCTACCGCTACGGCAACAGTGACGCCGACTCCGACGCCGTGAGTTGACATCGCCGAAGGCGGCGATGGCAACACTGAAAGATCAGCTCGAGACCGCGCAGTCCGAGATTCTTCGCCTCACTGGCGAGGCCGACACCAAAGACACAAAAATTTCCGAGCTCGAAGAGCAGCTAAAGCCCGCTCCGAAGCCCGAGCCCGATGAGGACGACAAGAACAAGGGCAAAGACGGCAAGGACATGCCCATGAAGGGCAAGAAAGCGAAAGCTGACGAGCCCGCTCCTGCCGCGACCGCCGCGCCGACTGCGACTGTGAGTGTCGGCGTCGAAGTCGTCGACGTGAACGAGCTGAAAACGAATCTCGAAACGGCCCAACGCGATCTGAAAAATTCAAACGCCCGAGTGAAACAGCTCGAGGACGAACACAAGACTGTCGACGAAACCGCCGAAGTGAAAGCGCGAGAAATCGCTGCGCGCGCCGGCACAGCGCTCCCTGCGAAAGCGCACAACACCGGCGACCAAACAACTGAAAAGAAAGTCGACGCATCGATGCCCTGGCGGCAGCGGCTCGGCGCTTTTTGGAAACCAATCGCGCTCGCGACGGACAGCTAAAATTTTATGACTGGAACTTACACACTTCTCGACCTCGCCGCCCGCAGCGGGGTTGGCGTCTCCGCACTGATCGAAGGCGTTCTCACCTACGCGCCCGAACTCTCCGTGATTCCTGCGTTCCCGAAATCGGGAATCACCTACACCACTCTCACCCGCACCGAGTTGCCGACCGGAGCGTTCCGCAAAGCCGGCGCCGGCGTTTCCCTTACGAAGTCTGCATGGCGTCGGGACACCGGCTCCATGTGCATCTTCGATGCGCAAATGCAGATCAACGAAGACATCGTGATTGCAGCGCGCGCCGAGAATCCGGAGCTTGAGACTGGCGACATTCTCACTGACGAAGCGGTTGCAACGCTCAAAGGCAGCGTGATCAACATCGGCAGCCAGATCTGGTACGGCGCAGCGATCGCAGCTGACGGGTTCAAGGGGCTCTCGACGCAAGTCGATACGGACAACAACGAGCTCGACGGCGGCGGCAGCGCCGGCGCGGACTCTTCCAGCGCCTACCTGGTCTATCTCGACGACAACCCGGTTAATCCCGAAGGCGTTCACCTGTTCGTCGGCAACGGCGGCCGGTTCACGATGAGCGATCAATGGATCAAGCAGCAAGTTTCCGATCCTAACGACTCAAGCAAGAAGCTGATGGCGTTCGCCAACAACTTCCTGAGTTACCTCGGACTGGTCGTGGAACGGCAGAAGGCCAATTACCGAATCAAAAATTTGGACGAATCTTCGCACGGCCTCAGCGACGCGGTCGCTGCTGCGCTCTGGCGCAAGGTGCCTCTGGCACTTCGCGCGGACAAATCGAAATGGCGCTGGTTCATCAATGCGGCGCAACTGTACATGCTGCAGAAATCCCGCCAGACCACGTACGTCACCGGAACGGGCAAAGGCGTCGGACCTGCCGGCGTGTGGCCCGACATGCCCGAGGACATTCTCGGCGTCGCGATCCAGCCCACAGACTCACTGCTCACGACTGAGCGCGCGGGACTGCACCAATAAGGAATCTATGGCTCAAGTAATCCAAAACACGCGAACGCTCAAAGACGCGAACCTCATCGTGACGAAAGCGCTGCCGGCTGCGGCCGCGGCGAACTTCACAACCAGCATCGACAGCGGGAACGACGATCCAGGGAGAATCGACTTCCCGGGCGTTGAGCTTCTCATGTCCGTGCCTGCTACGCCTTCGTTGGTGGACGCAAAAACGATCACGCTGACTCTCAAAGACAGCGCGGACAACATCACTTTCGCGGCAGTGACCGACGTGCCCGCGCAGGTTATCACTGGCGTCAGCTCCTCCGGGGCTGCCGCGTTCGCCTATCAGTTCAAGCTTCCGATCGGCCTAAAGCGCTACGTGCGCCTGGACGCGGCCGTGCTGACTGCCGGCGGCGACAACACGGCGATCAGCTACTCGCTGGCCTTCGTGTTCTAAAAACTTTTCGGTGACACGCTCCGCACAAGCGGAATGACAATCGAGTACGATCCTGAAACCCGCGTAAAAGCGCTTTCAGCGTCACGCGGCTTTCGCGCATATCTGGCCATTGCTGCAATCCTGATCTTGTCGGTCGGCTCCAATGCGTTCGGCGCGATCACCGAGCATTACGTCACAACCACAGGCACGGACACATGGGCGAACTGCACCAATTCCGCGACGCCTTGCTCATGGGCTACGATGCTGACTAACGCAGTGGCAGGCGACAGGGTGAACGTTAAGGCTGGCACGTATTCGAGAACCAGCAGTATTGATACATTTACTAATTCTGGAACCGTAACCAGCCCCATCATTATCAGAGGCTACAGCAGCACGATTGGCGATGGTTATCTTGGACGCACCAACAGTAATGGGCCGCTCATTACTACCAACATGCCACTGATTAGTTACACAAGTGGACGTGAGGCTGGATCAGGCAACGCGTTCATTTTATTCGAGACGATTCAGTTTTCAGGAGCCTCATCAAACCCGCAATTTAATCTAGGTTCAGACAGCGTGATGAAGTCTTGCACGGTCACGGATAGTAACACTGGAAGCGTGGTTGGTCTGACCCTTAGCGGTTCTCGATGTGTCTTGTTCGATAGTGACATCACAATGTCTGGAGCTTCCGGTGGAACAGCCGCTGTGCAAGTAACTGCGGTAGCAGGCGCCCGTATAGTCGCCAATCGGATAAATGGCGGGCCAACTGATGGCATACGGATATTCGCGTCGAATGCTACGCCAGTCTTTGTGAAGAACACTATTTTTACGTCTGGCGGAAACGGAATCCACTTTATCGATGTCGGGACGGTGCCATGCGTCCTGTATAACACCATTGTTAGCAATACGGCTGACGGAATTCACGAAGACACAGGAAATGGAGCATTGGGCACGATCATCGGCAATATGATCACTGACAATACGGGTGACGGAATCGACATGGTTAGCACAGCAAATGCAGCGTTTACAGCTAACAATCGTTTCCGCGACAATGCCTCGACTTACAATAACGCTGGCGATTGGATCACCGCTACAAGCTACAATGACATCACTAGTGGGGCAGGGACTTCGGATTACGTAAACTCGGCTGGAAACAATTATAATTTGATCTACACATCGCCAGGATTTCACGCAGGAAAGCCCGCGTTTGAAAGCCTTGGTGCGCTCGAACCGCCGACGCCAACGCCAACGGCCACAGCTACGGCCACAGCTACGGCAACGCCGACAAATACTCCAACGCCAACCGTTACGCCTACGCCTTGCGCTGGCGGAGTTTCGCGCGCCAGAATCGCAAATCCACAATGAAAACAGGAGAAGCTGCAAGCCAATGAAACTCCTACCCTTATCGCTCGTGCTTTGTTCATTTCTTTTCGCAACTGGATGTTTTCATCCTTCTGCTTCTGACCAGAACATCTATGACTTGGACCTCGACATTTCGGAGATGGCGAACACAACAAAGTTCCAAGAGGGCATCGTCGTTGAGTCCTATAGAAACGACAGCATCGACATTAGTCTATTAACAAGCGCAAAAGATCAGGACGAAATAACTGATCTGGTTTCTCGCGGCATTGTTAATCGCCAAAAGGGAGCCGAAACCAAGCTCTTTATTACGAAAAAGGGTAAGGAG